AGTGGTGCCATATTTAATTTATTTAAAGATAAAGCCATTGCATCTAAAGCAACAACAGAACTTTTATCTCAACCTCTTGTAATGGAAGAGAGTGAGGTGCTTAAAGTACAGGCTGCTGACGCGAACGAGCTGCACGTCATAGCCTCAATATTAGAAATACAGCCAAGAGAGGTAACAACATAATGCAAGTAATAAAACCAAAAGAAATAATAGAAGAGATCTATAACCTTAGAACAGGTGAAAAATACAAGAATGATGAGGAGTGGAAAGCAAAAGGCATACCTCAATCAGAGATAAGAAAAGATGTTAGAGTGATCATGCCTAGTCTTGATTTATTTGGAGAAACAAAATAGAATAGATAAATGGCCATAACTAGAACTCAAATAGCAAAACAATTATTAGCACAAGGTGGACGTACCGGATTTCAAGGGGGTGGTAAAGATGCTTCAACTAGATCATTTGCTGAAAGTCAAGGTCGTAGTAGAGCTGAGGTTAGTCAATTAGGACGAGATTTTGGTTTTTCTGGTAGAGATGTGGCAGGAGATTCAGGAAGGCAAAGACCAGACTCTGCTTCTGCAATAGCGCCTCCTAAAAAACCAAAAATTAAAAAAGAAACTTTTTCATCAAGAATTAAAAAATTTATACCACCAACAGCATCTTTTTTTAATTTTTTAGGTAATAGACTTGGTGGAACAAAATTAGCCAGAATGAATAATGCACTTCAAAGGCAAAATTTTTTAAGAACTTTATCTCCAGAGGAGCAGGTAGAGGCGTTAGAGGACTTAGCAAAAATAGGTATTGGAACAGATAATCCTATGGGTATTACTAGAAATATTGATAGAGGAATGGAAGATAAAGGTTTTTTAGGAACTGGAATAGGTGGTGGTAAATTTATAACAGATTTAGATTTTGGTGACCCAGAGGCTGAGGCTGTTCTTAATCAATTTGGATATGATGATTATTTAAATAGAAATAAAAAAGATTTTGAACCAGATGGGATAAGTGATCCGTGTTTAGGACCTAACCCACCTGCGTATTGTTTTGTAGGTATTAGATCAGCTGCACCAGTGGTTGAAGAACCAGAATACGTAAACCCATTATCTAAACTGACACCAAGAATTGCAGGATCACGATTTGCAGCAGCAGGTGGTGGTATGGCTAGTTTAGATGATATGGACAGAGAAGCATTTTTATTAGGTGGTATAGCAAAAGGATTAAAAAAAGCAACGAGAGCAATCAAGAAGCTTGCAAAATCACCAATAGGTAAGGCTGCATTAATAGGAGGTCTTGGTTATTTAGGAGCAACCAAAACAGCTTTTGGTTCAGGTTTATTAAAAAGTTTTAAAGCATTAACGCCATTAAAACAAGCTGGAATAATAGGCGGCGGTCTTTTAACAGCAGCGCCTTTTTTTATGAAACAAAAAGAAGATAAATTTGATACAGATTCATATTATACAAGTAATAAACTTAACCCTTCACTAAGCACAAGAATGATGGGCAGTGACTTTGATTTTTATGGTGGTCAAAGAATAGCATCAGCTGAGGGTGGATCTACTGATAAAGAACCAGTAGCTAAAAAAACTATGCCGCTACTAGATATGGGTGGCAAAGAGATGGATCTTAGAGAAGAAGGTGGCTTTGTGCCAATAGGTAGAATGGAAAAAGCAGATGATGTCCCTGCAAGATTATCAAAAAATGAATTCGTATTTACAGCAGATGCAGTCAGAAATGCAGGTGAAGGAGATGTGGACAAAGGCGCAGAAGTTATGTATAACATGATGAAGAACCTCGAAGCCGGGGGTGAAGTATCAGAAGAATCGCAAGGCTTAGAAGGCGCACGTAAAATGTTTCAAACATCACAAAGATTAGAGGA